ATCCAAGTTCTACAGAAACTTATGTTGTATATGCTGTTCCTGATAATGTAGATTACGTAGAGGTATACCCTATTCAAACAACTAATCAAAGTTCTTCTTCTGATATTACCCTAACTGTAAGGTGGGTGGATTATTCTAGTCGTACTTATGTCTCTTCAACGTATTGGGGGGATGGAACTACAGTCAGGGATAATTTTTATGATTTTTCTCATTTTCAAGTAGCTAAAGATGTTCTCCTTCCTGCGGGAGCTTCTCTTTCTGTTTTGGATAACAAGTTAATCTTAAGATCAAAAGATGTTTTGCAATTTAAAGCAGATGTTGGGGTTAATGGGACTATATCTGTTGCAGTGAAAGAATATTATCCTGACGGGGAAACTCCTAAAACAGTAAGTAGAGAAATCGTTCAATCTGCCATAGGCACTGGAGTGCCTCACGGAGCATACTAATGTCTATCCTTAATCTAGATACAACTCAGCTTTCTTTGCTTCCGACCCCAGCACTGCAATCCACGATCAATGCAGTGTCACAGCAAAAACAAGCTATAAACACTAGTCTTGCTTACAAAATCAGAAGAAAAAACAGGTTAACAGGGAACGCATCTATTTATAGCCCTGTTGATGGGAGATCCGTTATTAAAGGTTTCAATACTATTGACAATGCTATAACCGCGCCTTCAAAACTATCTCTTCCAGCTGCAGCCACCGGAGATACATATACCCAAATACTAGGAACTTCAAATTCTGTAGTGAATAATGATCCCAAAAATGATGGAACTTCTCCCTCTGACTATGACGCAGCCGCGGAGGCTTTACGTACAAACCTTGATAGTTTTTATGAGGATTTGGACTCACAAACAGGGGATTCTTTGGAAAACCACAGTGAGGCTGCGTCGATGGACGTGGAGATTAACGCACTAAGAACCGAGCTGATTAGCGCCAACTCTTTCATAGAAGCCGCTACTTCTATTATTCACGATAGAGCTAAAGGATTACAGTTTGAGCCTGATGTAAATCTAGGGGCACTTACCCCTTCTGTACATCAGAAAACTTTAGATCATTACAATAAATTTGTAGACTCTAACATTGTTCTCCCTTTTCGGGAGAACTTAAACATTTTACAGGCAATGTCTGTAGAGTTACAGGTATTGGATCTTTCTACCCCCCCACCATTGTTTGATTTAACGTATGGTCCTCCCATATCAGTTAAAGGACAATTTGTTCTTTCTAGGGATGGTCTGTATTATGATTCAAGATCTGGAGGCTTACCTGAAGTATCAGGAGTTGTACTTGATACATCAGCATGGGAACTGGAATACGCCCCAAATTTAGGCGGAAAAGGAATTCAGTACGACAACGAAGACTTTGAAAATATTAAAAACACCATTTTAAGTTACAATTTTATTTCAGATTCAAACCTAGTCTTAAAATATTATAATTCAGATGATATCATACAAAACTTAGAGAAGAACAAATCTTTTCATATTGATGTAGTATCAGGGCAGATAACTGATTTGATTGCTTCTGGGTTTAGTGTTAGTAGTGCAATGGTTTTGAATTATTACAATACTGTTGGGGCAGTAACTGCGGCATACGACAAGAAGATACGAAAAAGAAAAAAACAAGTTCAGCTTGTAGCACTCTTCGCGTCAGGGACATACAGTTTTACTGACTCCGGAGAGGACCCTTCAGACCCAACATCAAAAAACTTAGGGATAGGTGATGGTGTTCTTATCGAGAATCGACCTACTGATAATGGAAGTACCTACTGGACTCCAATAGAAAGGGTTCCTGTAAATGATTTTTCTTTTTTAAAGGGTAAACCTATTAATTTTTCTTTGGACGATCAGAAAGGAATTGTGCTATTTTCCGAAGATTTGGAAGACACTATTCTTCCTGTACAGCCAAAATTTTTGGTGTCTGCCCCCCAGCCATTTTCAGTTCTTGATAAGTTTTCTATATCTCCTGTACCAAAAGCTAGTTTTCCTCATACTGATGGAGAGTCTCATGTTTCTGGTACCGGACCTGTTGTTATGTCTTTGTCAGATGAAATAATTACTGATAGTCTGGTGGTAGGGTATAACTTCTTACGACCAAAGGTAGTTAAACCTGATTCCTTAGATTATAATGTTGATAATTTCGCTGCAGACTCTAGTGGGTTTTTAAACGCTCAGCTTGTAGGGTCTAGCGTAGATTACGTCTTTCCTTCTGGATTGTCGATTCCCTATCTAAGAGGAACTTATTATAATATGCTGGATACCAACTCAAGCCCTATTGATTCAACTGTTAATGGAGGTTCTTATGTTGCGTTGCCCACCAACAAACTTCCGTCTGACGGTTCTGATAATATTTATACTGCATCAACTTTAAACCAGTTGACGTACGAATATATTGGTGATTCCTCTAAGACGATAAAAGGTGGTGGATTTTCTTTCGATTTCTGGATCTATGTTCCAGACCTAACGGTTACTGATAACCATAGGTACAGGGTAATAGTGGCTAATGAGAATAGTGGTGGTAATTTAATTTCCCCTGCTGGAGGCACTGAGATTATAGAGGCGTACAGGCTCATAAAAAATCCTTCGAGTGCTGTTGATGACGTAACGGCTACTGACCGAGTTCATGGGTTAGTAATTGGTTTTAGGGATAGAGGAGGAATTTCAACTCCTTCAGGGTTGGAGTTCTTTATTCTTCCTACTGTCTCCCAGAACTGTGGGACTTCTGATCGTGATTGGAGTCATAGTGTTTGTTTTGTTGAAGACATGGGTCCTACAAATAATATTTCTAGCCCTATAGAGGTTTCCTCTCTCACCGAGTCCGGGATAAAACTAACAGTTTCTAGCACCAGTTCAAATGGGGTTTCTATGAGTGATGTAAGTTCTAATTTTGTTCATATGGGAATATCATTTGACTATGTCGCTAATTTAGTTTATACTTACATGGACGGTGAGTTGATGGCTAGTTCTAACTTCGCATCTTCCTTAATGCTTGGGTCTGCCGAGTCTTTGATGGTGCCCACCTTAACAGAATCCAAAAGTACTAGTAATAATTGGAACTACAAACAAAGTTGGAACAATGCAAAAGGAAACGGACCTGAAGTGTTTGTTGCTGATGAAGGCGGTATAGGAGCTTTTACTCCTTGGGTTTTAGGTGGGGGGTACACAGACGGTGTCCTTATGAAACCCCTGTTAGATCCAACTGGCGCACAGGATGATATAGATCCAGGATTCTTAGGGTACAACACCAACGACTCTTATTGGGGTAATAACATCCAACCCACTGGGTCAACGCAAAAAACGCAACATGGAAGATCCCTTCCGTTGTTGTCCTCTAATTCAGAGAAGAGATGGAGTAGTGGTCTAGATGGATTCTTGGGAAGCTTTAAGATATACGGAAAACCACTATCTAATATTGAAATAAAAAAGAATTTTGATGCTCAGAAAGCATATTTTAAAAATATTAAGATAACATGATAGGACCTCAAAACGTAAACTTTATAACTACATCGGAAACAACTTCGATGAAGGGGGTTGCTTTTCCTGTTGTGTCCGGAACTGGTGGATTCTTTACCAGGACAGAAGGAACTGAGACTCTAATGTCTGGTTTAAAACAGCTTATTCTCACAAATAGGGGGGAGAGGGTTATGATGCCTGATTTTGGCACCAACCTAAGAAGGTCAGTTTTTGAGCCTTTTACGGAAGTTTTAAAGCAGGAACTTACAGAAGAAATTACTAACGCAATAACAAAGTACGAACCAAGAGTTGTTATAAAAAACTTATCTGTTGGTGCTGGTAGTGAAGGAAACGCTCTAGAACAATCTAGGCTAATAGTATCTTTGAGGGTTGCTCCCGTAGAAGATTTATTAACAGTACAAACTCTTGATATTATAGTATAATGGCACAATCAGAAAACATTTACGGATCTAGTGCGTTTGACGGCACTGTAGCTTCCGATTTTTTGGGATTAGGAAAAGTTCCCGATATTCTAAAAGGGGAATCTATTGATTTTTCGGTTGCGGACTTTACCGAGTTCAAAACAGCTTTAATAAATTATGTAAAATCTGTGTATCCTACTGATTATGATAATTTTGTCGAATCTGATCTAGGTGTAATGCTTATTGAGTTATTTGCATATTTGGCAAGTGTGTTGTCATTGAAAGCGGATTTGATGGCTAATGAAATGTATCTTCCAACTGTTAGAACGGTAGGAAATTTGCAAAAATTATTTAATTTAATTGGTATCCAATTGAAAGGTCCGATTAGTAGTAAGTCTACGGTATCTTGTGTTCTTCCTGCAAGTAACCCAGTAGAAACTACTGATACTTTAACTATTCCATTCGGCAGCAGGACATTTTCTATGCCAAGCACTAAAGATGGTGGAACTCTTTTCTTTACTCTTTATAAGATTAATCTTACTACGGGGGAAATAGACCTAGACAATAAAGATATCGTAGTAACAAGCGCTAATGTTGCTAACGATAACATAACCTTCAATAATCTTATTCTTTTAGAAGGACAATTAAAAGCTGTGGGAGGAACTTTTTCGACGCAGAACACCATTCAAACTGTGTCTATAACAGATCCCTCTATCGCTGAGAAAAGTATTGTGGTGTCTGCCGATACCGGAGATATTTATAAGGAAGTTCAAAATATTTATTTGGCAGATAGTGGAACAGAAACAGTGTTTCAAAAGATTTACAACGATGACTACTCTGTAACTTTATTGTTTGGTGATAACGTGCGAGGGAAGAGCCCAGCAGGAGGAGTCAGTTATACCGCATTTTACAGAACAGGAGGTGGAAGCAGAGGAAACGTACCATCAAGAACCGTTAATGTATCAGTTGATTCTACGCACAGCACGGATGGTGTTGTTAGCTTAGGAGTGAAAAATACAACCTTTGCTGCTGGAGGATCAAACTCAGAAACAGTAGAACACGCAAAAAGGTGGGGTCCGTATTTTTTCAAGACACAATATAGGGCCGTGACAGGGGAAGACTACACAACGTTCGCAAACCAGTTTGTAGGGCCCGCTGGTGCTACAGGAAAAGCAATAGCAGTCCTACGACAGTCAGGTGCCGGAGCTAACATGATTGATGTATACGTAGTCTCAAAGGCTACTGATTTACAGCTTCAAAGGTCTACACTTCCCTACAAACAGGAACTTTTAGGGTACCTCAATAAACACAAAATGCTAACTGATGAAATTACCATAGTAGATGGGCTTGTGAGGACTATGGATCTTGTCGTCACGGTTTTTTCAGACAAAGAATTAGAAGGATTCGAAGAGTCTATAAAAACAGCAGCTGCTGATAAAATATTGGAGTTTTTTAATGTAGATAATAGAGATTTCGGAGAGCGTGTTAAACTTTCAGACCTTCAACGACAAATATTTTCAGTCCCTGAAATTAGATTCTCCAACATAGATAATTTTTCTGAAGATATTCAATTAGGATTTAATGAAATTTTGCAATTGAACAACGTTGAGATAAATATAGAATTCGTCTAACATGGCTAATAATTCCGGATTCGGAGGAGTGGGGAAAAGCAGAGCATATTATCAATATAATTATATTGATATAATTCAGAAGCTTGTCCCTTCAATGTACATTGATACGGACTCCTCTCTGTATGGGAATGAGGAGGATATTCTGTACGGTATCCTCGGGAAGATTTTGGGGGCCGCTCAAGGTATTCAAGGGATTCTCCCCCTGTCTGCGTATGATGCTAGTTCCTACAAAAAGCATTTTATCCCTAGAAATGATCTTACAAACCTAAAACCTCATCTTTTTGAGGGAAAGATCCTAGCAGCGTTCCAAAGAAAACTAACAGACTTTGGCAGCTCTACTGAATTTGGGGATTTCGTGTCGGGAACTGTTCTTCCTGAGATTACAAGAAATCAACCTACCTCAACATTTGTATCCGCCGTATCGGCAAATGTGAATTCTGAAGTATCGAGCGTTGAGATTGCACATCAGTACCTGATTGATTCCCTTTCTTGGGTGTATTTCTTAAATAGTGATGGACCCGCAGGAGGATTTGCCCCTTCTTCAGTGGTCAAGGATTTATTGGTAAGTTCTACCTACCTTGGAAAAGACATCACCGAGAGAGATGGTGTGGCTGGAATGTTTGAGTATTTGTGGAGGAACAGACATGAGTACACTTCTTCTTCTACAGCATATCTGCCAACTGACTTCAGTCGAACTTCTGGAGACGTATCTTCCTCCTTATACGCATCTGGGGACCAACAACTAGCAGGGCTAAAAACCTTACTTAGTGTTTGGTACAACCCAGATGATGAGGCATCAACTGAACTGGGGGATCAACTCGCTCTTCTAGATTCCTTAGGAAGCTACGGGTCAAAAACTATTCCCGGCGGTCCCTTTCAAAAGTTTTTAAAAGCCATAAGTTTCGCGTTTTACGATGTAAATGCTATTGTAGAAGATGTTGGAAACCTGATAGACATAGAAAGGGTAGATCCTAAATTTATGGAGTATCTTGCCTCTCTTATTGGCTGGAAAGTCCTAACGGGGGACGTAGACAGATGGAGAGGACAACTTAGGCAGGCTGTTTACCTGTACAAGTCCAAAGGAACCCGCAAATCCCTAGAGACGGCTATGGGGCTCATGTTCCCTTCAGCAGACTTTGATTTTGCCGCTGCAGCCCAGGAAACGTGGGAATCTTTTTTCCCTAGATTGATATATTATTTGATTGCTACTGAGTCTAAAGTATTGAATGATCCTAACTATGATCCTACCAATAGTATTGCAAACTCTACAATGGTAAGTATAGGGGGGGAAAATGCAATCCGTCAGATCGACGGCACTCCTTTATACGATGCGGATAACCACGACAACAACTATAGGTTTGCTACAGATTATGTTTTAAGCTCCTTAAACTATGATAAAAGTGCTATTACTATTAATGGGGTAGTATACTCCCCAGCCACTTGGGATCCAGGAAACCCAGAGTTTCCGGGATTTGCACATAGAGGAGCTCTTGTATCTGTTCCCCCTTGGGAGAACGATAGGTTCTATGACACCACTCATTTTACAACTGAGCAAATAAGTTTTGTATCTTCCCTTCTTACGGAAGATAGGAATAAAGGAGGGTTAGAAGTTTCCTCTGTGTACACTGACAAATTGGCTGCACATATCTGGGACCATACAAAAGATTCTAGTTTATTAAACGGATTAAATGTTAAATGGAAATTTTTCTCTCCAAGTGCCATTCAACCTCCAAATTTTTCGTCTGTTACTGCTGAGTTAAGGTCTAAGGATTTAAGTCTCAAAGACTACTGGAACTCTAAATCTTCTACGATTATTAGTGAGATTGCTACGAGTTCTATTAAGTATGTTATCAACAAAAGCGTGTCTGGAACTTATGGGTACCAAATGCCTTTGGATCAAATTATGTATGTCGTAGCGGACGTGTTTAGGCAGTTCATCCCGTTTCACACATCCATTAGGTTGTCGGGTAAAGATGTATTTGTAGAAGATTACGAGGCAGGAGGAAACGTAGACGGTTTATCTTTTCACTTGAAACTTATAGACCCTTTGGATTCTGATACTTTTGTATTTACAGATAATATTTCAAGTGGTACTATCGCATCTTCTGTAACGGGGCTTGATGCTCCCTCTTCTGTACAGGTTTCCTATGCAAGCGTTCCTAGGCTATCCAAGAGGAGAAGAAATTTAAGATACGTACTACCCGGAGGGCCTGCCCACAGAGAAGGAAAGTCTATGCCAATTGCTAGACACATCTCTGTATCTGGAGATGTTTCTGCATTTTCGTCTTTAAACAATACTATGAATCTGAGTTCTTTCTCCCCACTCGGATTAAATTTCTCTAGTGGAGCCTTCTTTTCTACTACAGGAACATATAAATGGATCTACGATACTTCTAATGACTTAGCACTTACTGGCCTCTCAACTGAATTTGAAAGTAATAGTAGGGGAAGCTCCAATTTAAAGGATGTAAGTGCTTCCTATGGAGGATTGAATATATCCGCTACATTCCCCACAAGAGCTTTAGGCATGGTGAGTTCTTTAGGTACCGCAGGACCTATCACAAGATCTCCTGCAAGTATAGCTACTACCGCAGTATACGGGCTATTAATAAAAGACCAGCTTACTAACGATACGGCTATATCCTTAAATGCAAGCTCCGTTGAGAATGTTAGATTGGGAGACGAGTTTCACAGGGCCTACATAGATCATCATCGTTATTTAGGAAAGAATTTTAATCATAAATTCACAGCTATAAATGCTTCCTCATACACTGATTCTTATATAAAGGCTGGAGGGAAAAGTTTTGGAGCCCATGCTTTTGGACCTTTAGTTTACAATCATGATTTTAATACTCCAGGCCAACTTAATCTGGGAGATTTTAATGATCTTTCCGCGTACAATGGTGGGGCAACCAAGCTAAGTGATTCCCAGTATAATCAATGGAGACATTTGATAGGAAGTCCAGAGTCTGCTGCGGAGACTTACTCAAATTATGAAGGTGGAATCGTAACTATTCAAACTCCTAGTACTGACACTACCGCTAACCAATCAGTCGTAACTAGACCTTACCACGAACAGTTCTTGATTGCGGGGGGGGAAGAAAGTGTTAGATCAGTAGACACCCTCGCCAGCGGTATTTCTTTTTTCTGCAATAGCACAGATAGCAATGCAAAATCTTGGGCTGTCTACAATAATTTCACATCTTCCGTAGCCAATGGTATTCCACCTGACACTACAGTTACAACAGATTATGTAACTTCTCCGGGAACCATATCTTTGTTTACTTTAAATGTTGCTAATCAGTCTGCGGAGTACACCTCCCGCACCTCTTGCAGAATATCTTTCCCGTTAAACCAAGGAAGACAGTTCTTAGTAAATCATGATTTTAGGTATCTCCCTGATGATACAGGCGGATGGATGAACGTTGAATCTACGAAACTTATTTCCGGGTGGGCATTACAAGCCGCGAACACAGATCTTAAAGATGGAAACGCTTGGCCAACAGGACTTGGTTCTATTTCCTCTGTTTTGTCTGGCACAAACGATTTAGAGGATGTATATCACGTTTCAGCCCACGTGACTGGGGCAGGAACTTACAAAAACGGAAATAGCGCTGCCCTGGAATACACTTTTGATACCGATAAAGGGGGAGACCCTTACACAATCAGGGGGTTTATTCCGGGAAGAAAATATACACTAGAAGTGGAGGCAATGAGTCCAGACCCAGACTGCAGCGGGATTGAGGTCCAATTAACTCGTCACTCAGGAAGAGGTAATGGGATATTTTATTTAAGCTCTACTGGTGTTTTCATACATGAAGATGATTTTTCCACTTTAGGGGGGAACTATCCCAATGTTATTGTAGGCACTGATGTTTTTAAATCGTGGAGTCTTGATTTTAGTACAAGTTCTTTATTTACCGAGAATGATGGATATACGCTTAGACTGCTTCCTCACGGACCGTACGACGGAGGATTTAAAGCAACTTATAACGATGTTATGATTAGAAAGGTTTCTATTAAGGAAGCCGATAGTCACCCTACGAAAAATAGGTTAATGCCAGAAAGAAATTATTCTATTAAAGTAAAGGCAAGAGAATCGTTATGGGAAACATCCAAATCTGAACAACTAGGTATCAGAATAAGAACTGAAAATACCCCTAACTTCCTTAATTTTGAAAATAAGTACGGAAGGGACCCGGCAAGTTCAGACTATAGACCCATTACTTTTGGATTCAATTTTGATACTGACAGGTGGGAAAGCTATGATCAGCATGATTTTTTGGATCCAGGAACTGGAACCATGTTAAACTCTATGTTTTACAAAGCCACCCTTGAAGATCACAATGTAGACGCAAATGGATGGTCTACAATAGACCTGTCTTTTCATACAGATAATAAAGACACCGATCAGTGGGACGATTACTCTACCAGAAGCTACATTACCCAAATCGTGAAAAGTGGGCATCCGGTACACACCGTTGATACTGTGTATCATATAGACCTATGCAAACTTACTGGAAGTACCGACAACACTTCATACGTAACACTAGACAGTATAAGCGTGAGTGCAGACCACTATAAAGGTATTACTGAGTCCTTTGGGTATACCGGTTTAGAAAGCTTGTTTGACGTATTCGATAAGACCACTTCGGGAGATGCTTCCAGAGATGCCTCCTCAACTTCAGGAACCTATCTAACAAGTGGAGGATCCAGGATTTCTTATGAGAGCAAGTTTGGAGGCGAGTTCTCCGGTCTAGGGGAAGGACATCAAGGAATTTATGGGGACACCACATCAGGGGTAATTTACGAAATTGATGACGACTAATGGAAGGCTACGTAGAAGTTTACAGAAATAGAAATGGTGAGAATGAACTTATTCATTCTGATCATAATATGGTTGTTGATGGGGCAAGAAGACACATAGCTGATTTCTTTGCAACCCCTCCTCCTCCTCGTGCTATAGAAGGAGTGTGCTCTTCTTTAGACACTTCTAATTTTAACATTAGAGCGTTCACTTTAGGGTCTGCAAAAGATAATTATGATTTCCGCCATACAAGATTTTATCCTTCTTCCTTGGATTCAGAAACTTATGTATCTGGATTCTATAACCTACTTCCATACCTTCATAATTATAACTATAACGATTATGCTATAAATGAGTTTTCTCCGTATCCTAATAAGGTTAACATTGTAGAAGATTCTGGGATGGATGAGATTGGAATTGATATTTTACAACAATTCGGTAAGAATTTTTTAAATATAAATGATGTAGGAACCTTCACTTCTTTTCATCTAGATTCTCAATCCCTAGAAATTCTAGTGCCTGATGGGTGGACTTCTAACATAGATAAAAACGATTCAAATACCGGACTTCCTACCGGGAATCTAATGGAGCCAAATCTCAGAACTGGAGGTTTGAGGATTGTAAAAAATCAGAGTAGGGCTTCGTTTCAAATGACACTCGACCAAAGTACCACCGAAACTTTTTTAGAGTCTGGAGTTACGGGAAGCGTATGGTATAAATTAATTTTTGACTGTCTTGAATATATTAGTGGGCAACTTCTTATCTGGGATCACATATCTGGAGGTAGGCGTATAAACCCTAAACTAGGGAGAAATGAAATTCTTTTTAACCCAAAAGCTTATGGTCCTCAGCAAAGACAATTTCCAGGATTTCTCCGACTTGGAACTGTAACCGATACTACTAATGAAAGCCCTATTGATGTTACTATAGACAATATCCAAATAATAAAGTTGGTAGAGCCTCCTTTGAAAGGTTACGAGAGCTTAGGAGTTCCTATTCAGACGCTTAACAGTGGAGAATGGGAGTGGTGGCCCGATCCTTTTGCAGAAAATAATAATGATCAAGCTCCTTTGTCTTGGGAAGTTACTAATAAGGACTATACATCAAACCTTGCAAATGTTCTAAACCATATTACAAGTTCTACTTTTATTAACACTAATAGTTATACTGTCGTAGGAGCTAAATTTAAAAAAGATACTGACAGGTCAACTGAGGATTTGTATATGTCTTACAAGGTATCTGGAGACTCTTCTAAATCAGTTTGGAATTTTTTAGATAGGGGTACCTATAAATTAGATTATAGCATATTAAAGACGAATGGGATATCTAATCAACTTCATGTAGACAGATTTGATTCTGACGGTACAACCCCTCTAAACTTCCTAGAAACAGATTTAACAGGTGAATTCTCCACACAGTTTTCTGTGCACGGAAGTGGAACTGCATATCAGACACAAACCTTATTCCCTCTTACCATTATTGCGACAGGAGATTGTGACTGTGTTATAGACAATATAACATTGTTTAAAGAAACAGGGAGTGCAGACCAAGACCCTAAATGGGAAGTTGTTACTAAGGGAAGCCCTACTCTGACTGCAGACCAACAAGGGTTAGTTTTTAAATCAACTGCAATTGATGATCAAAGTGTAATATCTCAAGATATCCCACTTAAAAGGGGGAGATCTTATAGAGCGAACATAACCGCTTCCGGCACCGATAATATATCAATAAGAATTAGAAGAAATGACCCGGAGCTTCCTGGGTCTGTGTACGAGTATTTCGATTTTGACAAGAGGGTGTTTATACAAACTAGTGATTTGTTAAATGACACCGGACAATATTACATCCCTTTCAAATCTCTTTCTTTGGATAAGCAGGTTAAAACTTACACGTTTGAGTTTTCTATTCCTGAATATGAGATTGACACATCTGCGTTCTCTGATGAGCTAACTGAATATCTTTTCGAAGTTGTTCTTCCGGAGTTTGGGGGAGATCTAGCTTCTGATGTTTATATTTCCAGAGTCGAACTTTTAGATTTGGAGGAACAAGTACTAAAGAATTCAGAGTTTATAGAAGTAGATTCTATAATTCCCAATTCCGATCTTCAAAGGAGAAAGTTCGGACCTGACTATGTTAAAGATAGTGGAGTAAACAAAGGAGCACAGCTCGGCATTGTGGATTTTTCTGGGGCAACTCCTGACCAGTGGAGAGGTGATTTTTATTCTACTAGGGAAGTATATCAATGGGACACTGTTTCCCATAGTCCTATTGTAGATTCTACAAATGCCGCTGCTGATATAGAATCTGCGTCTGGAAGTGTTACGTACAAAGTCTCGTCTGTAGATCTACCAAGAATTCCCAATGAAGGGTATGTAGAGATAAGAGCCAAGGACTCTAGGATTACTAATCCAGGCACAGAAGTTAGTGTTCTACACACTTTGGCTCATTTAGGGTCTAAGTTTTCTCTTAGTGGAAGTTATTTTGATGACGCATTCTCTAATACTGATGGTATAAGAGATGTACCTCTGTTACTAACTTTCTGGTACAACTCTAATCATAATGATGATGAAAACATGGGAGTAAAAGTATTTGCTGAGCTTGCTTCAAGGGAAGAAGAGTATACGTTCAGCAGTTTTACAGATTCTGCAACTTCTACATTTCATAGAAGAGGTGAGTGGGTTGACTCTACAGATGTAGTCCCCCTAACTGTGCTTCCTTCACCCACTGATGCGTGGGAAAAGATATCGGAGGCGATCATCCTAAAAAGTGATTTCTTTGACGGATCTGACCCTACGTTTAAAATACAGTTCCATGGAAACGGTACGAATTCTAATTCTGGGTATAGCTCATATAGAATAAAAGGATTATCCCTATCTCCTGTTCCTGGATGGAGTTATGCAAACTTGAATGGAAGTTCGAACATCGGTCTTACCTCCTCCAATACTGCTATAGTAGACTTATCTTCACATGGAGGAGATATTCCTAGCATAAGTCAAGAGTTTAGCGGGATAATGAATACTGGAGATTATAATCTGGTTGTTCGGTATAAAAGCACAGAGGACACAACCACTAACATTTTTGATGTTAATCTGTCCGGAGCCGTGGGAACCACCAAGTATCATTATGATTGGGACTGGCTGACCTCTAATTCTGAAAATAAAGCTAACGCGTGGACTACAACAAGCACACCAAAGTCATTCTATGGAACTGGAGGATCCTGGACAACAAGTTCTTTTGTAGTTACTGAGTTTGATACTATAGGGTTTAAAGATTACACCAAAGGGCAAAAGTACATGCTGTCTCTTTTACACAAGAATGATTCTAGAATTGAACTAGATTATGTACGACTTATACAGTCAAGAAGGCTTCCTTATACAGGACCTTTTGAAGCAAGTACCTTAGGAAGTCCTGTAGGTGTTCAGTACATATCAACTTCCAGGTACAGAGACGGGATTGGCATTCATTTAGATACAGAATCCAAAAATCAAGTACTTATAAATCTTTCTTCTTCCAGTACTGGAAAAGATCCCTCTGGGGGGTATGTAGAGCTTACTCACTATTATGCAGGAACTACAGATGATTTAAATACTGGACCATATTTCTACTTCAAACAAAAAGATTTAAACATAAAGAAGAATGATGTTTTAAGTTTTATGTTTGGGCATTACGCACAAAACGCCACATCTCCTTTTAGGGTGTTTCTTGCTGTCTATGATGTGAAAACTGGTTCTAAGATATTTTGGAATCCCAATACTGGGTCATGGGATTTTAACTTTCAAAGTAAAACGTTTCCTTTAAACACTACTGACTCAGACTACCCTTTTCAAATAAACGAGTTATCTGGAATAACTGTTACACAACCTGAACATACAGATGATTCTGTTTGGGTGTTTAAAACAGATTTAACGAAATTTAAGACAGACACCATGCCTGTAAGTTACAGAGTGTCTCCTGTAAAGGTATATAAAACAGGTCAATTTGTAGAAGGTTTAGGGATTGTTAATAGAGAATTTAGTTATGCTAGTGCATTACCCTGTGTGGACGCTTCTCCAATGGACTATTCTCTTCAGCCACCTTCTTTAGACGGCTCCGGTCCTGACAAGTTGGGGCATTTTTTAAACTACATAGAATTCTCTTCAACGTCTCAGACTTCCTCTATGCCTTTGGAAAGAGTGTTGCAACACGGGTGCTACCTTCCCGGTGCCGGATTGGAAATGGGGGCAAGCTCTTTTGGGCATGTTGACGATCCCGCCATTGACAACAGCTATTCGGGAGTTATAAGTGGCACGTTAAACCAATATAGCGTTATTACTAGTGATGGTTATATCTTAGAAACATCTGGATCGAATGATGTATATGACGTAAAAGATGCAAGTTCAGGGTTTGTAGTTTCAGCAATACCTCCTGCAACAGCTTCAGCAATGGGACATGCCGATATACGGGAAGTAAAATACGTTCTTACGTTAACGGCTACTGATTGGAATTTTTTAGACTACTACTACGGAGGGGTAGGTGCCATAGGAATGCATGTGTTCGACTATGCTAGAACCGCCGCTAATAACGGGGGGGATACAGCAAACCCCCCTTTCTTGGACACAACTCCCGGATCTCAATCTACCGGAAGTCCTTACAGCACTAGTCTATATAACCTGACGGACTCTTCAAAAGACCCCGTTTTCAACTTATTCTCTAAAAAAATATTTTTCCCAGGAGGGTTAAAAATTCCAGAGGGTAGTGACTATAATGATTATATTACAATTGTATGGGGG